GGGCCGTCTACGCGGTCGACAGGCACGGCAAACGCCGCGTTCGGACGGCGGTGCTGTCCATGGGCAGGGAGAATGGGAAGTCAACCCTGGCGGCCGCGCTTGCGCTCTGCCACGTGGCCGGGCCGGAGAGCGAGCCTCGGGGTGAGGTCTACTCGGCCGCCAATGACCGCCTGCAGGCCGCGCGCATCCACAGCGAAATGTCGGCGATGATTCTCCGGACGCCCTGGCTCGACGAACGGGTGTCCATCCGGAGGTTTACCAAGGAGATTGAGGACGTCGGCGGCACCGGCACGCTCTATGCCGCCCTCTCGGCCGACGTCGGCACCAAGATGGGGCTCGCGCCGTCATTCGTTGTCTATGACGAGCTTGGCCAAGCCCCCAACCGCGAGCTGCTCGATGCCCTGGACAGCGCCATGGGCAAGCGGGCCGAGCCTTTGATGCTGGTCATCTCGACGCAAGCCGCTCGAGACGAGGCGCCGCTTTCCACCCTCATCGACTATGGCCTTCGGATTCAGCGAGGTGACATCAAGGACCCGACCTTCCATCTCACGCTGTTCGCGGCGTCGGACGATGCCGACCCGTGGGAGCCGGCGACCTGGCGGCTGGCCAATCCGGCGCTCAACGACTTCCGCTCGCTCGCCGACGTGCGGCGGATGGCGCTGCAGGCGCAGCGGATGCCGGCGGCGGAGAACAGTTTTTTGAACTTGGTGTTGAACAGGCGGGTCGACACGACCGCGCAATTCCTGACCGCCGCAGCGTGGAAGGCGTGCGGCGAAAAAGATGCCGATGGCACCTTAAAAGGCCGCACGTGTTTCGCTGGATTGGATTTGGGCAGCACGAAGGACATGACCGCCTTGGTTCTGGTTTTTGCCGGCGACGACGGCGACTTTGACGTCGTGCCCTATTGCTGGCTGCCGGGCGAGACGCTCCAAGAGCGCGAGGATAATGACCGGATGCCATATGCATTATGGGCTCGAGAGGGCCACTTGCTGACCTTCCCCGGCCGGTCGACGGACCCGAAGGCAATCGCCCTCAAGATTGCCGAGCTGCACGGTGAATTTGATATCCAGGCGCTGACTTACGACCGCTGGCGCATCGAAGATTTGAAGCGAGAGCTCGAAGCCATTGGATGCGACGTGAAGCTCGTGCCCTGGGGTCAAGGCTACAAAGACATGTCGCCCGCCGTCGACGTGCTCGAGCGCCTAGTCGAGGAACGCAAGCTGCGCCACGCCATGCACCCCGTTTTGACGATGTGTGCCTCCAACGCCAAGGTCGAAATGGATGCCGCTGGAAATCGCAAGCTTTCGAAGCGCAAGTCGACTGGCCGCATCGATGCCCTGCAGGCGCTCACCATGGCGTTGGGCGTGGCGACGCGGCATGAGGCGGAGGAGCCGTGGGAGCCATTCCTTGCCGTGGTTTAACGGGTCATAGTTTCGGCATCATAGCTTCGGGGTCGACTTTGGGTGTCTCCTCTTTTGCCACTGCGTCGAGAGCTTCGATGGCCAGGTGAACCAGCACGAGCTTCTGGATGGCGTCAGCGCTGTCAGCATCAAGTGCATGAGCTTTTTGGCGCCTGAGTTCGACGAGCCTTGCCCTCAAGTCCTGAATTATGCTGGCCATATCTGCGTCCTCCGTCCATCTACTTCCGCAATTGCTATTGACATTCAATGCGGATATTATATGTATAGCACGATGGCATACGACGGCAACACTTTTTTCGATGTCCATGCACCCCAGTTCTCCATCGAGGACCTTGGGCAGATTTTTTTGCCTGATGTGATGCTGAAGCTCGGCAACTGGATTCAGCGCGGCTACGTCAAGCCCGACTATTTCAAAGACCCGCGCGGCGGCAAGGATAGGCGGCGGTTCTCCATCGTTGAGATGGAGCGCATCGCCATCATCGACAACCTCGTGAACGGCATCGGCCTCAAGCCGAGCCAGGCTGCAGAAATTGCCGATTTCTCTATGCCATTTCTCAACGACAGTTTTGACCGCGATGCAGCGCAGGAGAGGGTGACCAAGGCACGCATGTACGTGGTGTCCAGCCTGCGTCGCGAGGAGGGGAAAATGAAGTCGCGGGTGCTCTATCGGAAGCCCGACGAGGCCGCCTGGTACGAGCACAACCCCGATGTGGTCCCCGATGCAAAGCCGTTCGCCCCACCCAAGGGCGCGGTCATCTTGCTTCCACTGAGTAATAGCTTCGACACAGTGTTTCTGGCGGCAACTGCCCTGCTCACGAAGCAGAAGCGCGGCGGCATGGATAGATTCAGGAGGCCAGTCGATGCCGAGGCCTGACAACGCCAACGACACCATCACAGTGTTCAAGCTCGATGAGTTGAAGACGTTCATGCCGCGCGACCCTGCCGATGACAAGGTTTTGCTGCGCATCCGTACCCCAGCATTCGAAAGTTGGTACGGCATGCCGCGCGAGGATTTTATCGAGCTCGCCAATTACCTGGCCGCCGATGCGGCGCAGATGACGAGAAAGAATTGAATCTGCGTCGCAGAGCTGTGAGCACACGCCACGACGCACGCCTGCAGGTGGGATGGTCCTACCTGATTTTTAAGAGGTTATTGCAAGATGAACTTGCCAGCTCTCCGCGAGACGCGTGCGACGAAAGTTGACGCGCTCAAATCTATCATAACCAATGCCACCAACGAACGCCGTGACCTGAACGATAACGAGCAAGCCGCGTTCGACGCTGGCAAGCTCGAAATCGAGAAGGTCGAACGCGATATCCGTAACGCTGAATTTCTCGCCGAGGCAGAGCGCCGCGCCCACGGCGAACCCGTCAGCCCTAGCGGCGATCAGCGCTTCGACGTTGAGCAGCGCGCGTTCTCCATCCGCAAGGCGATCGCCGCCCAGATTCCAGGCAGCAGCGTCGACTGCGGGCGCGAGAAGGAAATCTCGCGCGAGCTCGAGCGCCGCTCTGGCCGCACCGCCGAAGGCCTGCTCGTCCCGATGAGCGTGTTCGAGAAGCGGGTCGTGACTTCAACGTTGCCGGCCACTGGACCTGGCTCGCACATCATCCCCATGGACTATGACGGCGTGAACTATATCGATCGCCTCCGTGAAGCGATGGTGATTCGCAGGCTGGGCGCACGGGTGCTCAGCGGCCTGGTTGGCAACGTTGGAATTCCAAAGCTGCAGACGTCTGCGACCAGCTATTGGGTCGCTGAGAACACCGCCATCACGGCGTCCGACATCGAACTCGACATGATTGCGATGACGCCCAAGCACTGCGGTTGCTTGACCGAAGTCAGCCGCAACATGGTCATGCAATCATCGCCCGACATTGAGCAGCTGCTGCGGGACGACTTCGCGCTCATTCTCGCACGAGCGCTCGACCTCGCTGCAATTAAAGGCGGAGGCGCCAACGAGCCTTATGGAGTTCTTGCATCGACTGGGATTGGCGACGTGCCTGTCGGCGCAGCGGGCGGCCCCATCACCTGGGCGCTGATTAACTCGCTCATCACCACGGTCGACACCTCGAACGCCCTCAACGGCAGTCTCGGCTTCCTGACGAACAGCAAGGTCACCGGCAAGGCGAGTGGCATCTTGAAGTCGTCCGCCGACACCGCGTCGACCTTCATCATGGAAAACCCTGGCGCCCCGACGCTCGCGGGCTACCCGCTCGCGGTGACCAACCTTGTGCCGAGCAACCTGGTCAAGGGCGGCAGCGGTGCAGTGTGCTCCGCACTCATCTTTGGCAATTGGAGCGACATGTTGATTGGCTACTGGTCGGCATTCGACCTGCTCGTGAACCCGTATGAGACCACGGCTTACTCGAAGGGCAACGTGCAGGTGCGCGGCATGCTGACCGCCGACATCACGCTGCGGCATGTCGAGAGCTTTGCGGCCATTAAAGACCTGACGACGTAAGGGGGCATCACACATGCTTCCCCTCGCGTCAGAAAGCTTGTCGGAGTTCTTGGACAGATGCGGCGAGGTCTATGACTCCGAAGAATGCCGGCTCCTGTGGGACGAGGCGCGCTCCAAGATTAGTCATGGCTTGGAACGCCGCTCCGCCCCGCTCGAGGTCCGCGCCAAGGGTCGGCGTCTTCTTGGATACGCCGCCACCTTTGGCGCGGAAGCAAGGTTGCCGGGGATGACGGAAGTACTCGTCCCTGGCGCCTTCGCTGCTTCCCTGCGCAGCAACCCTGACATCCTCGCCCTGTTCGACCACGATGCCACGAAGATTCTCGCGCGCACCAAGTCGGGGACGTTGCGGCTGTCCGAAGACAGCAAGGGTCTCGCCTTCGACCTCGATGTGCCCGACACCTCGCACGGCCGCGACGTACTAGCGCTGGCCGAGCGCGGCGACCTCGGCGGGATGTCGTTCGGGTTCTATGTGAACAAGGACGGTGAGCGCTGGGATGGCACCAAGCGCACGCTGACCGCGGTCGACCTGCGGGAGATTTC